AAGATAGACCCTGCTAATATAGATTTAAAACCAAGTAAAAATCTTTTCAATTTATTTAGTGGCGTAAATAAATCAAATCAAAGTGTAACACCCCAACCTTCTGTTCCAAGCGAATAAGAATAACATCTATTTTTAACTTCCCGGTCTATTAATAAAATTTGTAGACCAAGATTTGTGTAATGTTCTTATATGTATTTCTACTCCTATTCTACAAAACATATTTCCATTTTCAGCTGTACTATCATCTGAAGGAAAATTAATAATAACACCATTTGGATCCAAAAAATTAAATGTTAATTTTGATATTTCTATCCTAGGATTGAATGTTTCAGTCATGTAACCTGATTCGGAATCGTCAAAGTAATAATGTAAAAAATCACCTATAACAACAGGACTCATAAGTTGTCCATACGAATTATTTAAATGTTTGTTAGTTCCATTCGTCTTATTACCTAATTCAGCAATATTCAATAAAACATATGGATACTTTTCTGATATATTATTACCATCTACATCAAAGGATGGTAATACTATTCTTGTAATCGAGATACTTTCTACATTTGAAAAGACACGTTCAACTGTATTTTCTTCATTACCGTAAAGTAAATCCACAGAAGAAGGCCCCATAGAGAATTGGAACGGGTTTATATTTTCCCATTTATTTCTGTTTCTATCATAGGAATCTACAAATACATTATGCATTTTATAAGATATACTCTCAAGAGGAAGCGATTCTTTTTTTTCTAAAAAATCATAATCGTTTTCTTTATTATTTTCAGGATCATTTCCATCATTATTTTCTGATTTATCGTCAATTGTAACAGATCTTAAACATTTAACATTATCTATTTTTTCTAACATAGGAAAAATACGTTTGTGAATATCTTTTACTAATTTAGCATTCACATCGGTGTTTTCTATAGATAATTTTAGTTTAACATTTGTAGCTTTTATTAAACGATACAGGTCATTAAATAATAACCATCCAAAAAGATTAGAGTATTTCTTATAAAGTATTTGAGTTACTACTTTATTCTTTTTTTCATCATCCATATCTTACTATGGAAATCATAATTAACACAAGTAATTTGGTGCACCTTCTTAAATCGAGATTCTTAACTTTATGAAAAACGTTGTGAACAGTATAAGTACTATGATTGCAAAAATATCCAACTTTGTAAATTCAGTCATATTATTTAATATATCACATATTAAAATATAATATGGGTTTGGTGTGGGCAATGATTGTAATTGTTCTGACATTTTTGGTTTTATATGGTTGGAACCATATATTGAATCCTGTCCCAAAAAAACAAAAAAAGGATTTTGAACTGTATATTGCACTGATGTTTATATTCTTTATGCTTGCTCTATAACATTAAATTTTATCAATTTTTGAAAATGCACCTGTTGCAATTGGTATAGTAACATTTGTATCTTTTGGTCTCATTAAAATACGGGCACAATTGTGAGAACCAGGAGATATATGCATCATGCAGAAGGTTTTACCACATGTACATGTTGAAAGTATAAGTTTCTTCTTACAACAAAAACACCTCTTACTATTAGATTTTTTTGTACAAATAAAATTATTAATAGAGTCTAGATTCTCTTTGATGTTTTTATTGGTATTCTCATTACTGTCATTGCTTATATCTCCCATTGTACCCCTTTTTAATTATTTATGTATCTAAAATCATTTTTACACCGATTGTTCTAGCTTCTTGATTAAGCAATTTGAATGCATATGGGATTTGTACTTTCTTAGCATTTTCTGTTTGAGGTGGCACAAAATCACTTGATGTATTTGATACATAAGTTTGATATGCATCCGCTCTTTCATAATATGTTTCTTTAGAGAATTGTGATATTCCATGAGATAATAACACATCTCTTTCCATCTCACCATTTCTTAAACCTCCACCTCTTGCTCTTCCATGTAAAGGTTGCTTTGTTAACATATCTTTGGGTCCACCTGACCCTCTTGCGTAAATCTTATCGCTAACCATTTGTTTAAGTCTTTGGTAAAATACTGGTCCCATAGATACATTCGCACATGTTTTTTTCCCTGTTATTCCATTGAACATGACATATTCTCCTTTATGGTTTATACCTATCTTATCCAATAAATTTAAAATCAATTCATCAATATTTACATTTCCATGAAATGCAGATGCATTTATAAGTCCACCTGCCTCAATTCCAAACAATCCACTAATCATTTCTAAGAAATAACCCATAGTCATTCTACTTGGAAAAGCATGTGGATTTATTACAATATCAGGGACAATTCCATCTTCTGTATAAGGCATATTACAATGTTCTACCAATAAACCAACCGTACCTTTTTGTGCAGATCGTGCTGCAAATTTATCTCCTACAATTGGTATTCTAATTTCAGATGTCATAACCTTTGCAATTCTAGGTATATTTCCTAAATCTGATGAAGTTTCTACCCAATCTGATAGATATACTTTTCTAACAACTTCATGTTCATGAGCCATTCCATATGTTAAACTTGAATCTATCCAATCACCACTTTCATTCTTAATACACGCTCCTATCAATATTGTATTTGCCTTAACAATACTATTTACCTTTATAACTCCATTATCATCTAAAAGACTGTAATCATATCCTGGTTTTAAATTTAAAATAAGTTTAGATGATTTTAGTGGATTACATATTTTCATAGTATTCATAAAAGAAGATTCCTCTCTTAATGAATGTGTTTTTGTATAACTTGATAAAAACATGCCTCTTTCTACGGATGTTTTGTTTAATATAATGGAATCTTCTTGGTTATATCCAGTAAATGTTCCAATCGCAACAATTGCATTTATTCCATAACAAAATTTGTTTTTGTTAATAATGTCTAAATAACCTGCATGAACTAATGGTTTTTGACCATAAAACAAAATTGATGCAGTCTGGTCCATACGATTCCTAAAATTAGAAACATATGTAGAAACGGCTTGTTTACATTGACCAACTGCGAATAAATTTCTTGGAGATGGATTATGTTCTAAAAATGGAAGTGTTAATGCGGTTGTTCCTAATATAAGAGATGGATGTAATTCAATATGAGTGTGATTTTTAACTTCCGATGGATTCATTGCAACATAAATTGTATCAGATTCACTTGGATCAACATATTCAATAATTGACTTGGTTCTTTTTGAAACTTTGTCTATAAGATCGTTTAATGGATTTTTCTTAGATATTTTTATAAAAAATCTATTATCAATTACATCATTTGTATATTCTTGACTTAACTCACTCCATTTTTGAGAAGTTATCTTCTTTATATCATAATTTTTGGCAATAAATAGAGGACGTAATAATCTACCACCCAAAGTACAAATGCGAATCTCTTTTATTGATATTTTCCAAGTTATAGAAATAGAATAATGTATTAATTTTGTCCTCCTAAGATCTTTAAGTATATTTGTAAATACATCTGGCTCTGAAACAACACCAGCCCAATGACCGTTTACGATTACTTTATGATAATTATGGTTTGTTTTATTCATATCAACTATAGAGATCATACCCAATATAAAAAATATAGGGTATAAAGCTTCAGATACAAGTGAATCTGAATATCTTACCATAATAGATATATGTTTTAATTGTGATACGTTACCACCATCAGGTGTTTCTATAGGACATATATAACCCCACTGTGAACCATGTAATCGTCTAGGTTGAACTAGCTTAGCTGTTTCTGGTAAATATAAATGTGTTCTCCTTAAATGAGAAATTGAACCTAAATATGAAAGTCTTTGTAAATCTTGTACAACCCCCAAGTTTTCTTCAGCATTTGGGTTTTTACCCCAACGACCTCTAAATGACTTATCTAATCTTGCTTGAAAATTAGTCGCATCAAAAATAGGTTTAGAATTTGCATCTATCAAAATATTTTTGAACTTTTCTCTGTATTCTTTTTTATACTCAAATCTTTTATAAAGTTTTGATCGTACGTCATCAATATATTCACTGTAAAAATCTCTGAAGATATCAGTCAATAAATCACCGCCAGTATGAAATTGTCGTTGGGAGAATGCATCTTTATCAGTAACTTTATAGTATCCTTGTTTTGTTAGTAAAATATTTCTTATCATATGAGATAAATAGAATGCCTTATATAACAACTTTGTAGACTCTCTATTCGAATGAGGAAACAAACGTCTTGTTAAAATATACAAAATATTTTCCTTCCATTTAACATTTCCTTTTTCTGGTTGAACCTTTGTTAAAGTAGCTAGATATCTTAATGCAGCCTCTTGATTGTAAAGTATCCCACCTTCAGATATACTAGGGCGTATTAAAGACGCAATTAGTTTTCCAGATTCAGTATTTATATCACCACAAATTATATTCATCATGTCTTTGTCGGTTTCAATGCCCAAAGCCCTCATAACTAAACATACGGGTACCATTTTTTTAACAAAAGGTACAAGAATCCAAAGTCCTCCAGTATCTTCATTTAATTTTAAATAAGTACTTTGTGGTATTTGTGCACTACCTTCTTCTCTACTTTTTACATAAGATTTATATGTAAACGGGTATTCATCTGGTGCATACATTGTTTGAATATTATTTAGTAAATTCCGTTCTTGAGAGACAATAACCTTTTCTAGTCCACCTATAATAAAATATCCTCCTTGTTCATATGGACATTCACCTTTAGCATGTAATTCACCTTTTGACATACCTCTTAATAAACAACTCTTTGAATGTAACATAGTGGGTATTTTAAGAAAATCTACATCAAATACGTTTTCAGATAAAAGATTCTCATCTTGAATAATTTCAACAAGTACTTTTATTTTTAAAGTACCATAGTAGTCAATCCCTTCCAATCTACATGTATTGGGATATTGTGAAGGTTTTTCATAGTAAAATTCATCACCACTTCGTCCTCCAAAATACAAATTAATACGATGCGTGAATGTTGTCGATAATTTATCCTTTTTTTTAAGTACTCTTACAGGATGTTCTTTCTCTAATATTGCCTTCTTTATACCATCTAAAGTAAAAGTATCAAATGAATCTATAGAATGTTGTGTTAAGTAGTATGGGTTTTCTGCAATATATTTTCTGAATATATCCATTATCCAATTAATATCTATTTCTTTATTTACATAAATTTTCTATTAAAATATAATTTCTTCGAACCCTAAATTTTCATATACATCATTTGATGTTGCACACCCTACATTGTTAGATATGATTCCTCCTCCCGATTTCTTTACATTTGTCCAAGTTAACTTTTTTTTATTTGTAATCGTTTTTCCATGTCTTTTTAAAGAAAACAGATTCCGTTTGTCTAATGGTGACCACCCCCCTCCTATTTTTTTAAGTCTTTTCTTAGTTTTATAACAACAGCCATCTCTTTTATATGGTTTA